ATGGTCTTTTCTCACCGCAAAACGGCTCACAACCGACGGAATCGGTAAGTCATGACAAAGCATAGGAGCGGCTTGGTCGTAGTCGGTGATGATCCGGCTGATCTGGGAGTAGGCGGTGTAATTTACGGTTACAACACGCCAAGAATCCACTCGCCGCTTAACGATCTCCCGTCAAAAGGCTCAGAGCTGATCGAATTTGCAAAGGAAATCGGGCTCCCGTTGTTGCCGTGGCAGGAGTGGATCGCCGAACACGCGCACAAAGTCAAACCCGATGGACGGTGGAAACACTCGAATATCTGTGTCGTCGTAGCTCGTCAGAATGGAAAATCGACGCTGATGATGGTGCGAATCATGGCTGGAATGTATCTGTGGAACGACGGACTCCAAATCGGCTCAGCTCATCGGCTCACGACATCGCTGGAGACTTTCCGGCACATCGTCAACCTAATCGAATCCAATGATCGACTAGCTGAGGAAGTTAAGAAAATTCGATGGGCTCACGGAGCCGAGGAAATTGAATTAAAGAATGGAAATCGCTACATCGTCAAGGCGGCGAACGCGGCGGCGCGTGGAATCTCAAAGCCGGAAACGGTATTTATGGACGAGCTTCGCGAACACAAAGACGAGGACGCTTGGGCTTCAATGAGATATACCATGATGAGCGCGAAAAATCCGCAGGTCTGGACACTTTCGAACGCCGGGGACAATCACTCAATCATTCTCAACCAGCTTCGAGAGCGTGGTCTGGCGGCGGCGGCAGGTGGTGACGATGAGATCGGCTATTTCGAATACTCAGCTCCAGCCGGTTGCCGGATTGATGATGTCGAAGGTTGGCGTCGCGCGAATCCATCGCTAGGTCACACGATTCACATTGACAATCTGAAAGCGGTTCTTAATGATCCGATCGATGTAGTTCGCACCGAGGTTCTTTGCCAATGGGTCGAGACGATCAATCCTTGCATTCCTCCGGTCGAATGGGCGAACGCCGGAGATTCTGATGTTGCACTTGATCCGGGAAAGACAGTCTGGTTCGGCTTGGATCTATCTCCAGATCGCAGAAATGGCGCACTCGTAGCCGCTCAAAGATTAGACGATGAGAAATTTCAGATCCAGCTATTGCACACTTGGCACAATCCAATTTCACTCGATGATAAACAAATTGCAAACGATATCGCGCCATATGTCCGCAAGTATTCAGTCGATCAGATCGTATTCTCGAAGCGAACCGCGTCAGCGGTAGCGGCTAGGCTTATCCCTGCCGGATTTCCGGTGATCGATTGCGATGGCGCGGAGTACGCGCAAAGCTGCGACGAATTTCTTGGATCGATAACTTCGGGACGGCTTGTCCATTCAAACCAAGCCGAACTCACGAAACAAGTTCTTTCAGCGGTACGGCTTCCCTATGGTGACGGGGCTTGGGTAATTGGTCGCAAGGCTTCAAAGGTCGCTGTATGCGCGACGGTTGCGTCGGCTCTGGCGACACATTACGCGACACGCCCGGAGACGGAGATTGACATTCTCGTCGGTTAGGAGTAGCGGATCGCCTAGAATTGCGGCATGAAATTATGGGACGCAATAGTTGGTGCGCCGGATTTAACTTTTCAAGCTCAATCCGCTCCGATCGATATTTCCGCCGCTGATCTCGCACCGTTCAACACAGCCGACACACGAAACGCATTCTTTGGATCGCAAGTGGCGACACGCGCTCAGGCGATGTCCGTCCCGGCGATCAGTCGCGCCAGATCGATCATCTGTTCAACGATCGCAAGTTTGCCAATGGAACAGAGAATAAAGTCAACCGGCGAACGCGTCGAAACAGCCCGAGTCATAAATCAACCAGATCCTCGCGTTCCCGGTTCCGCTGTCTACGCATGGCTCGCCGAGGATTTATTGTTCTACGGTTACGGCTACCTAATGCAAATGGATTCTTACGCCGAGGACGGCAGATGTCGATCAGCTCAAAGAATCGCTCCGACTCGCGTCTCGATCGTTACAAATGCGAACGGAACCGAGATCACCGGATATCGCGTCGATGGAACTCCCGTCCCGGCATTCGGTAACGGATCTCTAAAAGTATTTTACGGACTAGACGAAGGTCTACTTAATCGCGCCGGTCGCACAATTCTCAGCGCGGTCGAGCTTGAAAAGGCGGCTTTACTTTACGCAAAAGAGCCCGTCCCGATGATGGTATTGAAATCCAACGGAACAGCACTCCCGGCAGATCGCGTGACAAAGCTTCTCGACGCTTGGCGCACAGCTAGATCAACACGCGCGACGGCGTTCTTGAATGCCGATGTTGAATTGACATCACTTGGATTCGATCCCGAAAAATTACAGCTCAACGCGGCTCGTCAATACATCGCGCTCGAATGCGCTCGCGCCGTAGGGATTCCAGCCTACTTCTTGGGAGCCGATGTCAACACGCTCACATACTCGAACGCTGTATCCGAGCGGAAATCTTTAATCGACTTCAGCTTGAGAAATATCATGACGGCGATTGAGGAAAGACTTTCACAGTCCGATTTCGTAGCTTCTAACACGGTTATTCGCTACGACTTTGACGACTTCTTGCGCGGTTCAGCCCTAGAACGCGCTCAGATTTACGAAATACTAAATCGAATTGGCGTGATGAGCGTCGATGAAATCCGACGAGATGAGGAACTAATTTCATGAAGCTAGAAATCCCAATCCAGATCACAGCCGCCGATTCAATCAAGCGAACCATCGCAGGTCGGATCGTGTCATTCAATGAGACGGCTAACGCTTCAACCGGAAAAGTGATGTTCAAAGACGGATCGCTCACTCCAACTCCGGTCAAACTAAATCTCGAGCATGACGGAACCCGTCCAATCGGAAAAACTCTTTCAATGGATTTCTCAAGCGATAACACAGCGATCGACGGCGTGTTCAAAATTGCCAATACAAACGCCGGATCCGACGCGCTTGTCGAGGCTCAAGATGGACTCCGTGACGGATTCTCAGTCGAAGTTATGGCTAACGAATTTACTTATGACAAAGCTGGAACGATGGTCGTCAGTTCAGGAGAGATCGTCGGCGTGGCACTTGTCACGAATCCAGCATTCAAATCAGCTCGCGTCTCAGATGTAGCCGCGACCGAAGCAATACCAGAAGCTTCTGACACACCGTCAGAGGAAACACAAACAGAAGGAGACGAAGTGTCCGACTCAATCGTCAACGAAGCTCCAGCCGTCGAGACGGTTGAAGCCTCTCGGAATGTCCAAGCAACTGGAACTCCACTTGCTTACTCAGCACCTCGCTTGGAGTTCACAGCTTCCAAGTATCTTGAAAGCAAAATCAAAGCCGCTCTCGGTGATGAATCAGCTCGTCAATATGTTCTTGCCGCCGCTGATACAACCGACAACGCTGGACTCGTTCCAACCCGTCAACTAACCGAGGTCATCAACGGTCTCGCAAATGTAACCCGTAGCAATATCGACGCGATATCTCGCGGAACTTTGCCGGACGCTGGAATGACCTTCGAGATTCCTAAAATTACAGTCATGCCGGGAATGGGTACAATTTCCGAGGCAGGTACTCCAACAGATACCGATCAGAATGCCGCCTTCGTTTCAGTTTCAGTTCTTAAAGCGGCAGGTCAACAGACATTTTCGGTAGAGCTCCTCGACCGGTCAAATCCACTTTTCCTTTCGGAATTGATGAATAACCTCGCCGCGCAATACGCAAAAGTAACCGACACAGCCGTCAACGCCGCTTTGATTTCTGGCGCAACAGCCGACGCAACCACAACCACAACTTATCCAACAGCCGCCGAGCTTCTCGGTGTAGTAGCTCGCGGAGCCGCTTCGGTATATTCCGGAACTCAAGGATTCGCTCGCAATATCATTATGAACACTTCACAATGGTCAAATGTCATGACATTGAATGACAGCGGTCGTCCAATTTACAACGCACAAGTTCCACAGAATGCCGGTGGATCCGTAGCACCTACATCAGTCCGCGGAAATGTCGCCGGCTTGGACTTATTCGTCACAGCTAACACAGCCGCAACAACCGACACCGATGGATCGATTTTGATCGTTAATCCTTCGTCTTACACCTACTACGAGTCTCCAACTTACGAACTCCGCGCAGATGTAATCGCAAGCGGTCAAGTGAATATCATGATGTACGGCTACTACGCAATCGCAACCAAGATCGGCGCAGGAGCGTTCAAAAATAACAAGGCGTAATCGCCTTAACCCTTAGACATGAGTCCGCCGCTCCCGACGGGCTCAGCAGATTGGAGATGAAATGCCAAGTATCGTCACAGCTTCACAGCTTCGCGCGGTGCTTGGTGTTTCGTCGTCTCTCTATGATGACAATTATCTAAATGACATAATCGACACAGCCGAAGGGGTAATCCTGCCGCTATTGACAGCGCACACAGTCGCCGTCACTCATGTTGAAATCGAATCAAATGTCGCATATTTCACAACTCAACGACCACATCAATTCGTCGTCGGTCAGTCAGTTATTATCGCTGGAGTCGTTCCGTCAACTTTCAACGGGACTCGCGCCGTAACCGACACACAGCTCACGCCGTATATTTTTACGCAAGCTCTAACCAATGCCGACATCACACTTCGCGCAAGCATTCCAGCCGGGACAGCGACACTCTCCGGTCAAGCCGCCGCCGTGATCTATGTCGGGAATTCAAATGTTGAATCGGCTGTCTTAAATGTTTCAGTCGAGGTCTTTCAATCCCGTGTCGCTCCCGGTGGTCAGATCGAAGGCGTCGATTTCGCCCCAAGCCCGTTCCGAATGGGTCGCAGTCTCTACAACAGGATTTCGGGGCTCTTAGGAAATTTGGTTGATGTCGATTCGATTTGCGGATAGTTATGCCAGCCTCATCGATCTCCGCTGATGTTCGTGGAACCCTTGCAACAGCTCTCGCAAGTGTCGCAGGTAATGTCTACTCTTATGTCCCAGAGGCAATAATTCCGCCAGCGGTGGTCATCGTTCCGTCATCGCCCTATATGGAAATCAATCTCATCGGCAAGTCATCGATCAAATTACTTCTCAACTACACGATCACGGTTGCCGTTGCGTACAACTCAAATCCGGGATCTCTTGACAATCTTGAAAAACTAATCCTTCAAATTCTGGCGGTCATTCCGTCAGGGTATATCGTCGGACAGATCGAGCGTCCGACTGTTACATCTGTCGGAGCTAGTAATTTACTCGCCGCCGATATCAATGTCTCCACCTACTACACCCAAACCAACTAAGGAGAAAGAATGCCAACGACCGTCATCACCGGACGCGATCTTGTCTTGACGATCGCTACCGTTAATTACGACGCACAAGCTACCAGCGCAATTCTTACCAATGCGCCAGTCATCGACACATATCAGACACTCGATGGCAAGGCTTACAAACACATCGACGATCAATGGACTTTCGATGTTGAAATGCTCGCAGATTGGGGAGCCACAAGCTCTTTATCAGAAGCACTATGGACAGCCGCCGACACAGCACCAAACACAACTCTTGCCGTCAGCCTTACAGCTACAACCGGCGCGGTCTTTGCGTTCAATGTTATGCCGGTGTATCCATCAGTAGGCGGAGCGGCTCCAGGAGCCCAAACGCTGTCACTATCATTCTTGGTTGTCGGCACTCCAGCCGATACATTTAGCTAAAAGGGAGATCGGGAGATGAAGCTAGAAATCACTATCGAACACCATTCCGGGGAGTCAGCCGTACACACGGCGAGCGTCCCGGAGTGGCAGAAATGGGAGATCAAATTCGGTCGAACAATTCAAGACGCACACAACAATCTCGGAGTCAATGACATTCTGTTCTTGGCGTGGAACGCGATGAAGCGTGAAGCCGCCGGAAAGGCTGTCAAGCCCTTCGAGATATGGTGTGAGACGGTCTCGGATTTCTCGATCGGAGATGAACTCCCAAAAGACACACAGCCGGAAGTTTAGGACGGTTACTCGTTGAGCTAGCAATAGCGACGGGAATCCCAATGAGCGAATGGCGAACGGCAGAGGATATCCTCACGGCGATCGAAGTATTGGAGAAGCGAAATGAGCGTAGAAATCGCATATGACAAAGCTCAACTTCGCTCGATCACAAAATCATTCAAAGCGATGTCCGATGAAGCGATCGAAGCCGCCAAGCGTGAATCCTCAGCCCTAGCAGAATTTTTACAGCTTAAAGTCAGAGAGACAGCTCAAACCCGAACCGTCGCCGGCGCGGCTGTTCGTCGTGTAGCTGACGGATCAAGGGTTGCGAAGTCGTCCAAGATCGGGGAAGTCTCGTTCGGCTTCGCAGCACAAAAGTTCTCCGGTGGTGGTACGACTCAAAAGCTCTGGGCTGGACTTGAATTTGGTTCTAATCGATACAAACAATTCCCAAGACGCACTCCTAAACTTGGCGGCGGATCTGCCGGATACTTTATTTATCCAACACTTAGATCGATCCAACCGGAATTGATTGACAAATGGGAACGGGCATTCGATCGAATCTTGAAGGAGTATGACTAAATGGCAGGTTCACGCACACTCAAACTCTCGATCCTTGCCGACACAGCCGATCTCGTTAAAGGACTTAAACAAGCCGAGGACACATCAAGCACATTTGGCGACAAGCTAGGCGGAGCGTTCCGAGCTGTTGGAACAGCCGCAATCGCCGCCGGAGCCGCGATCGGTGCGTTAGCTGTTAAATCCGCCATCGATGGAGTCAAATCAGCAATCGAGGACGAAGCCGCTCAGGCAAAGCTCGCAACAACTCTCCAAAATGTCACGAAGGCAACCGACTCACAGATCGCCAGCGTTGAGAAATACATTCTCCAGACTTCACTCGCGACCGGAATCACCGACGACCAACTTCGTCCGAGTTTCGATCGCCTATTGAGATCAACTCAATCAGTCACGGAATCAATGCGACTCCAATCACTAGCGATCGACATCGCCGCCGGTACTGGTAAAGGTCTGGCGCAAGTTACCGAAGCTCTATCGAAAGCTTACGACGGCTCATTCGGTGCGTTAAAAAAACTTGGCGTCCCAATCGATGAAAACATTATTAAAACAAAAGACTTCGACGCGGCTGTCGTCGTACTTTCGCAGACTTTCGCTGGACAAGCTGATGTCGCCGCTAACACTTACGCCGGACGATTCGCGAGAATGAAAGTCGCGATGGACGAAGCGAAGGAGACTCTAGGATTCGCACTCTTGCCGGTAGTCGAACGCTTCTCTAAATTTATGACCGACTCAGGAATCCCGGCTCTCAATGCGTTCATCGCTGGACTTACCGGCGAAAAGGGTATTTCAGCAGCTTCCGAATACGCCGGTCGCCGGGTTGATTCTTTCGAGCCTAAGATTTCCAAAACTCAGAAATCAGCATTCGACGCCGCTAAGGATCTCCGTGAGATGGCGGCTTCGGTCGGAAAATTATTTTCAACGATTGACGCCGGAACAGGCGGAGAAGGTTCATCGATTGATGGATTTATTAAAGCTCTTAAAGCTCTCAACGCGATCGCCAATGTCACAATCGGCATTCTTAAAGAGCTTGTTTTTCTGGTTCAAACAGCCGCCGAATACTTGCGAAATCCTCTTTCAACAGGCAAGGACGATGTTGATCGAATCCGAAAAGGATTAGGACTTAAAGTCCAACAATCCGCATTCGAGACACCGGCAATCTCCACAGCTTCGGCAAGTGTTGGAATGTTTAGCTCATCAGTCCCAAGTCTGGGGCTTGAAGGAATCACAGCATTCGATGAGCAACTTCGAGCATTCTTGGGACAGCCGTCCGGGATCACGAACAACATCACCGTCAACGGAGCGATTGACTCAGAATCTACAGCTCGTCAGATTGTCGATCTTTTGAATGAATCCAATCAACGCGGAACGCTAGGCGGAGCCGGGATCCTAGTATGACCGCATGGTCGCCAGAATGGCGTGTCTTAATTAACTCGGTCGAATACACCGGGATAACACTTTCAAACCTTACGATCAACACCGGACGAACCGATATCAATGTCCAGCCGCTTGCCGGGTATTGCTCCATCGAGATTTTAAATGTCGATCAATCGCCTATCACAATCGCAATCAATGACGGTCTCACAATCGAAGTCAAAGACTCGACGGCTACCTTCGTCCCGATATTCGGCGGCGCGGTCTCTGACATCGCTGTCGAGGTCGCTAGGGCTGGATCTACCGGATATACACAGATAACTCGTTTAACGGCTCTGGGAGCCCTTGCAAGGCTTCCAAAGGCTACAACTCTCGGAGTCTTGGCACACGATTTCGATGGGGATCAAATTTACACAATCCTCGAACCTTTACTCTTGGGTAACTGGAACGATGTCCCGGCGGCAGAAACTTGGAACGCCTACAATGCGACCGAGACTTGGAATCAAGCTCTTAATTTAGGTCTAGGCGAAATCGATCGTCCGGGCAACTTCGAGCTATATCAGAGAAGCTCATCGCTAACCGATGTGTATTCGCTGGTCTCAGCTCTTGCCAGCTCTGGACTTGGTTATCTTTATGAGGACAGCGCAGGTCGGATCTCTTACGCCGATTCGGATCACCGAACGATTTATCTTGCCGCCAACGGGTACACAATTCTTTCAGCTAATGAAGCCCAAGCGGTCGGAATCAAATTAGCGACACGAGCCGGAGACATCAAGAATGATGTCATTCTTACCTATGGCAACAACTACGGATCAGAGGTCACAGCTCTTGACGCGGCTTCGATTGCAACTTACGGAACACTTAAAGCGATCGTTAACACGACCGTTCGCGGTGCGGTAGACGCGCAAGCCCAAGCGGATCGATATATTGAACTCCGAGCTTATCCACAGGCAAAACTTGATCGGGTTGTCTATCAGCTTGTCAATCCCGAAATTTCTGATTTAACACGGGACGCGTTGATTTCGATATTTATGGGGCTTCCGGTACAGATTGACGATCTGCCGCCGAATATGAACAACAGCCAATTTCAAGGATTCGTCGAAGGCTGGACATTTTCTGCCAGCTACAACACTCTCACGATTTCGGTCAATGTCTCGCCACTTCCATTCTCCATCGTTGCGATGCAATGGATTGATGTGTCGGCGTCCGAAACTTGGAACACCCTATCCGCTACAATGACATGGGACGAAGCGTTCATCGTCGCATAAGAAAGAAGGAAAATGGCAACGACTACCTACTTCGGTTGGACAACACCGGACAACACCGATCTGGTCAAAGATGGAGCCGCCGCGATCCGAACTCTTGGATCGGCGATTGACTCATCTATGCAATATCTTGAAGGTGGCACAACCGGACAAATTCTTTCAAAAACTTCCAATACCGACATGGCGTTCACTTGGATTCCAAATGACAGCGGAATCATCACAGCCTATTCAGCAAAGACCGACAATTACACAGTCGCGTCCGGGGACGAATACAACATTTTTTCAATGAACAACGCTGTCGCAAAAGAATTTCGCATTCCAACCGACGCGACTTTTAACTTTGCAATCGGAACCGAAATCAATTTTTTCTGGATTACCGGAGCTGGACAACCTTCGATCGTTGCCGTAACACCGGGAACAACAACCATCATCTCAACAGGTGCGACAAGCGCAAGCCCGAAACTACGCGTCGCCAATAGTGCCGCGACAGCGATCAAACTTGCCGCGAATTCTTGGCTTGTCGTTGGCGATATTGCATGAGCCCAATTCTTGGGATTCAATCATCAGCCGGTCGAGCTAGAAGCACTCCGACAGTCGAGTTCTTGGTTGTGGCTGGAGGCGGTGGCGGAGGCTCAGGTCAAAACTTTGGCTTCGGAGCTGGAGGCGGTGGAGCTGGTGGTATGCGTTGCACAACGACAGCGACCGGAGGCGGAGGTTCTGTAGAGAGTCAGTTATCAGTAACCGGCGGAGTCGCTTATTCAGTAACAATCGGCGGCGGTGGAGCCGGTGGAACTAATGCGGCAGGAACAGCCGGACAAAGTTCTACTTTTAGCACGATCACAAGCGCAGGAGGCGGTCAAGGCGCAGGAGTTCAGGGAACCGTTGCCGGTGGAGCCGGTGGATCTGGCGGTGGCTCTTTCTACACTCAAAACGGCGGAGCGGCTAGCCCAAGCGGACAAGGCTTTGCAGGTGGAAAAGAAACGGTCGCTAATGGTAACGCCGGAGGCGGTGGCGGTGGAGCCGGAGCGGTTGGAGTTAATGCCGCGGCTTCACAGGTTGCAGGTGCTGGAGGTGCTGGAGTATCGACTTCGATAAATGGCACTTCAACAGCTTTCGCCGGTGGCGGTGGAGGCGGTGCGCCGGTAACTGGAGCCGCTGGAGGTACAGGCGGAGGCGGTGCAGGTGGCGGAAATGCCGCAGGAACTAACGGGACAACTAATCGCGGAGGCGGTGGCGGTGGCGGTGCGGTAGCTGGCGGCGGCGCAAGTTTAGCTGGTGGAACGGGAGGATCTGGAATTGTCGTAATCGCTTATCCAGATACTTATCAAGCCGCAACACTTACAAATTTAACCTACACAGAGCCAACTCGAAGCGGTTATCGTGTTTACCAGATCACGGCTTCATCTAGTGGAACGATTACCTTCTGATGGCACATCACGCAAAAGTCGAACTAGGTATCGTCACAGCGGTAATCGTCACGATGGATTCTGACGAGGACACATTCAGCGATCGAATGCTTGCCGAGACTGGCGAGACTTGGATTCGCACTAGCTACAACGGACGCATTCGCTACAACTACGCCGGGATCGGTTATGTCTACGACTCAATCCGAGACGCATTCATTCCGCCAAAGTGTCATGATGAAGCGATAATCGATGAGGCGACTTGTCGATGGACTTGCACAAATTCGGATCACGATGTCAAACTTCCCGAATAACACAGCTCAACGCTTTATCGAAGTCGCACTCAATGAGGTCGGCTATATCGAGCAAGGCGAAAATCTGACCAAGTACGGAAAATTTACTAAAGCCGACGGCTTGCCGTGGTGCGGTTCTTTCGTCATGTGGTGCGCCAATGAAGCCGGTGTCAAGGTTCCAAATGTCGTCTCAACTCTTGCCGGATCTAAGAGCTACAAAGTCAAAGGGAATTGGCATGAGACACCCAAGCGCGGCGATCTTGCGTTCTTCGATTTCCCGGACGATAAAATTTTTCGGATCTCGCATATTGGAATCGTCATCAAAGCTGACAAAGATGGCGACGGCTGGATCACGACAATCGAAGGCAACACATCAGGATCAGGCGATCAACGCAACGGCGGAATGGTCATGATCAAACAGCGTCAATACACAACCGGCGGATCAATCGTCGGATTCGGGAGACCAAATTTCGCACCGTCGGAATTGGACTTTCCACTTATTCCGCCAAAGGTTGCGAAAGTAAAGGAGAAAAAATGACAAAGGTTAAGGAACTTCTAGTCTCTTGGCTCCGAAGCTCTCTCGCCGGTGGCTTGGCTGTCTACATGACAGGCAACACAAATCCAAAAGACATCGCGATGGGTCTCGTTGCCGGAATCGTTCCCGTGTTGATTCGATTCTGTAACCCGAACGACGCAACTTTCGGAATCTCAAAAAGCGCATGACAATCGGCGAGTGGACAGCGGTTGCAGGATTGGTCATTTCGGTTCTCGCCGCTGTCTACGCGTCAACAAAAGTCATCGTCCGATCGGTCATGTCCGAACTTTCTCCGAATGGTGGACAATCGATCAAAGATCAGATCAATCGAATTGATCTCCGGGTCGATCGGCTTTACACGATTTTATCTTTCGACGCGCCGAGACACACCGAGGTCGTTGACAAGCTAGAGGATTAACGCGGACACTTAAACCAGATCCGACGACAACGGATCAAGGGAGCTAAAATGTCAGGAAATATCGCGTTCTTATTTATGGTAATTATCTACAGCGGAATTACTTTCGGCGTTGCTGTACTAGCTTGGTCTAGGGGCTACAACACCGGGCGAGCCGAAGCGGTTGTCAAGATTGAACGGCGACTAAGAGCTGTCAAATGATCCGCAAAGCGACTCCAGGTATCTGGTGCGATTATTGCAAGATCACACACGGGAAAGACAAATCCGGTCAATGGCGAGAAAAGGCTAAAACTCAAGCCGATTGGACTATTGAAAAAACGCTACAGAAATCTAACGCCGATCGACATCTCTGTTCGTCTTGCGCTTATGGCGTGAGCTACGACGGCACATTTACAATCTGGGATCAGGTCAAATCCGTTCAACCAACTCAAGGGAGCCTAAATGTTTAATCTGTCCGAATACACAACCGTTGCCCAAAGAATCAAATTATTCTGGGAAAAGTACCCGGACGGAAAGATCGTCACTTCGATCGTTGAAGCTGCACAAACTCGATTCATCGTTAAAGCCGAACTCTGGCGAACCGAAGCCGATCCGGCTCCATTCGTAACGGGTCACGCGAACGAAGTCATCTCAGAGCGTGGAGTCAATCGCGACTTTGCACTCGAGAATTGTGAGACTTCGGCGATTGGTATTGCTTGCAAGAATGCCGGGATCGGAACCGAGAAGCATTCCATCAGTCGCGAGGAAGCTGAAAAGGTTGAGCGCGTGAAGGCTGGTCAAACTACACCGGACGACAATCTTTGGAATGTGGATCAAGCAATGACGGAGATCACGACGAAGCTAGGCGGCGAGGTTCTTGCCGATGAGCCCGTATGTGCGCATGGTCGAATGACACGCAAGAAAGGCGTCAGCTCTAAAACTGGCAAGCCTTACGCCGGTTGGACTTGCACCGCAAAGAATCGCGATGAGCAATGTGCTCCGAAATGGGACAACTAAATGGCAGATCTTGAAATGTTCTTTCCGGATCGATCAGCTCTTAAATTTACCGACGACGGATTGATCGAAGGCGATTGGCTGGATTGCGATGGTTGCAATACTCCACAGCTTGTCAATGGCGGAATTGTGTCCGATCAGATTTTCGTGTGTGCGAAATGCCGGGTGATCGAATGATCAAGATCCCAATCTCCAGAGATGAGGAATGGCTGTGTCTTTCAACAGCTTACAAAAGGATCGGACGGCTGGACTTCTCGCCAGATCACGACAGCCGAAAAGACCGGGGCTTGACTCTTTTCGAATATGTCCAACAGATGGCGCAATCAATCGGAGCCGAGATAGCCGTAGCTCGTTACTTTGCGATCCCGGACTTCAAACCTACAGTCGACACATTTAAGCGCGAAGCTGATGTCGGTTCACAGATAGAAGTCAAGTGGACACTCTGGCAGGACGGACACTTAATTCTCAACGGGACAGATCGCCGTCAAGATGTAGCGATCCTCGTAGTGAATAAAGCTCCGAACTATGTTCTCGCCGGTTGGATACCGATCTCGATGGCTATGCGTGAGAAGTACCGTCGAGGCGATGGCTCTTATTGGATACCACAGGCAGACCTACAGCCGATCGAGAATCTAAGGAGTTCCAACTATGGAGACACTTCTCTTTGAATGTCTAAACTGTAAAGCGAGAGTCGAGCATAAGCCGAGCGACCCATTCGGCAACCTGCCGCAAGGCTTGGTATTCGTTCAATGCGTGAGCTGTGATGTCTACTCGGTAAAGCAATTACGCCACGCCAAGTCGCACAAAGAAGCCGGGATCTCACGGTGTAGCTGTGGATCTTGGATCATCGAAGGCGTCGCGTGTGTCGTATGCGCGGGGCTCGACACGCCGATGGATTGGGAGAAACGATGAAACACTTGACAATCCGATTTCTCATTTCTACAATCGTCTTTTGTAGTTCTCTTTCGTTGGTTGATAGTTACAAAATATATGCAAAAACGAAAATCGGTAGTTCTAAACAATTCAAATGCTTAAATAAATTATGGATAAAAGAGAGTAACTGGAACCCTTCTGCAAAACTAGGT